CTCCCTCAGACCAGCTAGCAGTATAGATTTTTAACCGACGTGATAAAAATTCTGACAAGCTAGTGGCTTGCGTGGGGTGTGTTGTTGAGACAGTCTCCTGCCCCAAATTAGTTGTGGGTAACACAGTTGTGTTATCCAAATTTATATCCAAAAGTTCTGTGGGCTATATTTAGTAGCACGCCGTTTTGCCCAAACAGCGTACTAGATTCAGCATGTGGCGCACTAAACCAACTTGGGGGAGCGCCCCTAGTGCCACAATGTGGGAGACTATCACTCGGAGCCAGCTGTACGCTCCGGGCTAAGAATAACACACACGGTGCGGAGTTTTGTATCCAAGGCCGCAAAGAAAAGGAAAGGAATATCTACAATTCCGCGTATACGCAGCTAAAGCTGGTCCCATTCAGAGAATGGGCACTCCTAGTTCCCGTGAAAATGAGAGACCACAACAAGGTCTCACCACCAGGTGATGTTTAACGTCTTCACCAAAAGACTAAGTCAAGTTATCAATGGGCAGGAGTGGCGTAGATAGAGCCAGGCCGGACAGGAAAGATGTACTTAATCTCCCTGTGAAAGTACATGGTAGCAAAGTTGTACGTATAATGTAAACCTACTCCCTGTAAGAATGGCAACCTGCAACTAACATAATGCATTAGTATCGTAAACAAGCGGCCAAACGGGTTGGCCCCACTATCGACATAGACATAAAACTCATAACAAGCCCAGCCCAAAGTGGGCAACCATCCAACTCGTCTCTTAACACATTCCTCAACAAATGGGGTGACAATCAACGTATTAAACCAGAAGCTAACATATCCTGTGACGGACCATATCAATACACTGACAGTTGTGGCAATCATTGGGGTGAGAGCTATACAGCAACACACGTAGTAGGCGAACATAGCACACACACCTACAAAACGTATAACGCTTGTACATTTGTTCACTTCGACCCATGCTTCAACCAGCCATGGAGCCACTGCTGGTGTAGATTTATCAAAGGTTAAGCACTGATAAACAGTCTCGACGCGTGCGTATCTATAATTATTGGCACTCGCAAGTCCAGAAAAGTTCCGCCACTGCTCACTAGATATTCGTATGCTATCTAAATACGTTTCAAAGCTTGGGAACATGGACGCTCTCATATGCAAGTTTCGTTCTACGCACCACTGAGATATCCTATCATGGACAACATCTCTCTCTTCGTTGAACATAACATTAAACCAGACGCTACTTAGACAAGAAAGTTGATGCTCCTCGTCAGTTATGGAGGTGGTGGATTTCCAGACATCTAAAGACTTAAAAATGGTTGCAAGCTCCAACTGAGGAAAGACCCATCCATCAACTTCCTTGAATGTCCTTTTTAAGAACTGAACCTTATCTAAATGGTCATACGTTTTCCCCTTGGCCGGTTGTTTATCGAAAGTCGTGTACACTACCCCAAAAGGTTCTAATACGCAAGCTATAGAATCATAATTAAAATTATCAAAACCCTCTGCCACAGTCAGAACGTGGTCATCGCCATAGGTGGCAAAGCTGACATTTTCAAAAAACTCGTCGGCTTTATAACCAACCTTCACCCAAACATACATAAGGAACAAGAGCACAGAAATACAGTTTGTGTGTGTGGTGAGAGCTTGACCAGATGGGTTAGAACCAAAAATCCTATAAATATCCGTATCCAGCATAACTAGTGGGCTGTGAATACAACCAGCCAGAGCCATCATGGCCCTAATATCTTCGCGGGTGAAGTGGGTAGACCCCAACATAAGATTGCTGGCTATGATGACGTTCAACGCTGCTTGGGATATTTGCAACGGCAACCGTTGGTCGAAATTACTAAAATCTCCCGCTATACACCTACTCTTAGGGAATCTGCACAATTTCTGGTACATATATGCCCATTCCTCTGAGCAACAATTAACACCTACAGATATACCAACTAGAAGCCTAACGCGAGAGATACATCTAATCCAACAACCAAAGAAGGTGCGTAAAAGAAGGGTCAACATAGTTGGTCCAGCGAATATATATCGCGGCCCTCGGACTGCCATCTTCTCTGGTGATATGGCTTCATCTTTCCGACAGGCCTTAAACACAAAGGGGGGGCTATACCCCGCGCGGACCTGTGCCAACAATGAGTAATACTGATCTTGTTTCTCTGGCGAAAGTGTCATAATAGAGTCTTCATCTTGTGATATAAAACGCGTTTTAGAGCAATTCTCAGGAAACCCCCAGCCGGTTGATAGATTAAGTTTCTCAAGGCCGTCGGGTAGGCCATTGAGGCAACGGTCCAAGGGCAACGCATGAACTATGGGAACACAGCCCTGCCCGTTCACAGTACTGACCAAAAATTCCTCAAGAAGAGCGCCGCATTCAGCAAGCACTTGGGTATCAAAGCCGTTCACTTGCTCTGACACATTTGAGAGGAATCTATGTTTGGGAAGCCAACCAGTATCTTTATCCTTAGGGTTAAGGTTAGGTGCTATCTTCGTATTGGAAACACCATAACCAGCGGCTAAACCGGAAAAGAAATCAGAATAAGGGGTTTTGCAGACGTCAGATGAGAAGAAGTCCAACGGCCCATATCCTCCAAGAT